TCCCAGGAAAGGACGAGCTACCAATGGGCCAAGCCAGTGCTCTGTATGCCAAGTCGAAGCAAAAGGACCAGCCCAAGCCCAAGGAGAAGAAGCTATCCGGGCAGGAGCGCTTGGCGCTCAAGAAGATGCGGCGCGAGGCCCGCCTGGCCGGTGCCACCCTGGACAACGACGGGAAGGGCGGCTTGCCGCCGTCGCTCGTGCTGGGCCGCATGCGCAAGGACGGCTTTCGCTGCAGCAACGTGAAGTGCCCCGATCCCAAGAAGAACATCACGGTGGACCACATTAGCGGCCACCCCAAGGAGATCGCCGAGGACAAGGGCGCGCGCGGGCGCAAGGACCTGCGCAAGGGGGTCGAGCTGGGGCACATCGACACCCTTGACGCCATCCACACGCTGTGCGCTCGCTGTCACGACGCTGTTCACGATCGCGAGCGCGAGATCGAACACGACGAGCAGCCCGAGCCCATGCCCGGGCGCAAGGGCAGCAAGTAGTCATGGATCTGCACCAAAAAGCCGTTTCTTGTACAGTTGGCCGGCGGGCCAAGGCGGTCGAGATTACCGAGCGCGCCTTGCCCGTGCTGACCAAGCTGAACCACCACCAGCGGCGCGTTTTCTGGTCCGAGCGCAGGCGCGGGCGCAGCGAGATTGATGCGCTCAAGACGGCCAGCAGGAGCTTCCGGTGAGCTGGCGCTTTCTCCTGCTCGTGGGCGCGGCGTCGTGCTGGTCGGGCCTGGCGCGCGCCGATGCTCTCGACCAGGCGCTGGCCCGGCGCTGCGGCAGTAAGGGCGCCGAGTGGGCGCCGCTGATCCGCGAGATGGCACATAGGTTCCTGCTGCGGCCGGCGGTGCTGGGCGACCTGGTGGGCTCCGAGTCCACCTGCCGACCGGGCGCCATCAACCGGCGCAGCGGGGCGGTCGGCCTGGGCCAGATCATACCCGGCAAGTCGGCAGCGCCCCGCCTGACCCTGACCGACCTGCTGGACGCCAGGGTGAACCTCGAAGCAACGGCCCGGCACCTGGCCCGGTGCCTGCTGCTGTGCAAAGCACTCGCGGCCGCGGTTGCCGTTTACGACGGTTCGGAGAGGTGCAGGGCCAACGATTGGAGCCGCCGTGTGCTGGGGCTGTTCCCAGCCAGGCTGGCAAGGAGCTGACACCATGGCGTCGGAAAAGATCGATGAGCTGTGCAAGTGCTCGCAGCACGCTTGCGTGCAGGCATTCATTCGGGGCTTTGATGCGCTCCACCCGCTCGACCGCATGGAGGTGTGCGAAGAGGTGGCGGCGTTTCTCGATGGCTATCGAGCGCTGGAAGCGAAAAGGAAGAGACAGGTTGGGAGTTTGCGAGAGGCCATCGCCACGATCTTCGGCGCGGCCCAGGGCGAGCCCACCGTGGTTAGCAAGGCCACGGGCGACACGCTGGCCGCCACCATCATGATCAAGCACTTCAAGGACGGCACCGCTCAGCTATGGACACACGACGGGAAGCGACCGCTCGGCAAGCGGACCACGCTGGCCAAGGCGCAGGCACAAGAGGCGGCCATCAAGGCGCGCCAGGCGGCCGAAGGAAAGAAGGGCTGATGGCGCTGCAGGTGCTGCCCCATGCCGGCAAGGACCCTTGCCCGGGCCCGACCTGGCAAAGGGACTGGAAAGGGCAGTGGGTAGATCTAACCGGGCTGCGGCCGGGCGGCGACGCGCTGCCGGGCTGGTAGCTGGCAAGGAGGCACCATGGCCAGCTTCTACGAGCAGGTCGTCTCGAGCCACCGCAAGACGCTCGACCGCATCATCGAGCGCGGATCCGTCGAGCGCATGAAGTCCGTGTACGAGCGGTCGGCGGCCGAGGTGTTGCGCAAGCTCGAGCGCCTGGGCAAGGGCTCGACAACGTTCACGGCACACCACCTGCGCATGACCCTTGCCCAGCTGCGGGCCGGGCAGATCTACCTTGACGACCAGCTGCTGGGCGAGCTGAACGCCGCCAGCCGCGAGGCCCAGGTCGAAAGCCTGCATATGCTGGTCAGGGATTATAAGCGCCTGGAAAAGCACTACACCGGGCACGAGCCCGTGGTGCCGCTCGAGGAGGCTGCGCGCTTTGCCGGCGTGCTTGGCAAGGGCCGCGTGACCCTAATGCGCCAGCATGCCACCAGCATGAAGCGCTACGGGGCGCAGATGGTCGGCCGCATGGAGGACGAGCTTGGGATGTCCATGGCCATCGGCGAGACGTTGGACGGCGCGGTTAAGCGGGTGCACAGCGTGATCGGCGAGGAGTGGTGGCGGGCCGAGCGCGTGGCCCGCACCGAGGTTTGCTATGGCGTGAACCGCTCGCACGCCGACGGGATCGGCGAGCTGGCCAAGGAGGACCCGGGCCTAATGAGCCAGTGGATCGAGTTCTGCAGCCCCGACGGACAACCACTCGATGCGAGGGTTGGCGTCGACAGTATTGCGATGATGGGGCAGGTGGCGCCACCGGGTGGCCTTTTTACGATGCCCGCCACGGCGCCGTTCCCCGACGCCAAGGGCAAGACGCAGGTCCCCGAGGGACTGGTAGGCAAGTCATGGTCCGTGCCGCCCTGCCGGCCCAACGGGCGCGAGAGCATCCACGCCTGGAAAAAGGAGTGGGGCGTGCCCGGCTGGCGGTACTCGAACGGGCGCCGGATCCCGCTGTAAGGGCCGCCCGGCCTGCAGCCACGAAGGCCTGGAACGGGGGTGAAGGCCTGGATTGTCGTGGTCTTCCAGGCGCCTCGGGCCGGGCAGCGCGCCAATGCTGGCCACCCGCGCCGCTACACCTGTAGCGAAAAAACCGGCCTAAATAGGCGCAACCACAGCCGCACCCACAGCGGCGCCGTAGCTAAACTCGCGGAATCATTACGAAATAATGTTGACACGACGCCGGGGCGGGGTCCTTACTGGTGGGCACACGACCATGACCAGCCAACTACCGCCCCGCAAACTGAAGGCGCTACTGCAACAGTCCAAGGCCGAGGAGGCCGACGAGGAAGGCGACGAAGCCGACGACGAGGACGAAGGGCAGGGTGGCAAGAAGAAAGCCGAGCACGCCGAGGCTGGAGACGACGGGCAGGGCGAGAACACGGGGGCCGACGGTGCCGACGAGGACGACGACGAGGATGGGAACGAAGACGGGGAAGGGGACGACGACGAGGACGAGCCCACGGTCGAGTCGCTAACCGACGACTTCCGCGAGGCGGTGCCCACCATCAACGAGATCGTCGACGAGTTCCGCACCGGCAGCGACGACCAGCCAAAGGCCGGCGTCGAGCAGCTGGAAGAGACGCTGGACGCCGAGACCGTCCATGCCTTCACCAACTGGGCAGTCGAGACGGCGGGCAAAAAGGACTTCCGCAAGCTGGGCGAGGCGCTCGACCTGGAGGACGTGGACGGCTTCGTGGGCTGGTGCCGCGCGGTCGTGCGCCAGGAGGAAGACGGCGCGGGCGAGGGTGACGGCGACGGAGAGGGCGACGGCGCTGGTGACGGGGATGAAGAGGGTGAAGGGGACGAGGGCGAGGACGACCCCGACAAAAAGGAAAAGCAGGCGGCCGACGACGACGACGATAACGGCTGCGTCTGCGGCTGCCCGGGCTGCGAGTGTGGCTGCGAGCGGGGCGCCACCTGCGTCTGCTCGAGGACCTGCTCGTACGCGAAGGGTCACTAACCCATGCCCGGCAACCTGAAGGACCCGCAGCGCTTTGCCGACCCGGCATCGGCTGGGGTCAACCGGGTCGACCGAACGCGCGCGCTGCCCATGGTCGACCCGCATTTTGTTCAGCGCGAGCACGGCTTTACGCACCTGCTCGACCAGGACCCGCCAGCCGATCCCGACAGCGGCGTGTCGGTGGAGGGCCAGGGCGCCAAGAAGAAGATCGCGGTCAAGCCGCAAAACCTTTCGCGGACGCTGCCCTACTACGTCCAGCGCGAGCGCCCTGTCGAGGGCACCACCACTCGGAGGAAGTAGCCATGCCGTTCAAGACAGAGCCCATGTCCCCCGGCCGCCGCAGGGCCCTGGCCCTCTCTGGCAAGCGGGGCAACATTCGCACCGAAGAGGAGCACGCCGCTCCCGACGGTCACCCGACCGGGGCTGGGTATAGCTACCCGGCCGAAATGGGCAAAAAGCGATCCCGGCCGCTGCTCGAGCAGCAAACGAAGCCCGCAACCCACAAGCGTCCCGCGCCGGTTTAAGGGGCGGGCCCAGCGAGGAGAAGATCCATGTCCGAAGCAGAGCGCAACACGACGAAGGAATACGACCAGAAGCACGGCACGCCCGAAGGGCGCACCCCGGCCGAGAACGACACCACCTCGACCGCAATGCCGCTTCACGAGCGCGAAAGTCCCGTCGCCCCCCGGGGCGGCAGCGAGGGCGTCGAGTAGCAGGTAGCTCCTCCGCCACAACCACCGTCCACGGAGAATACGACCCATGGCCAGCACGACAACGTCAGTCCTCACCGTCCGCCAGAAGCTGAACAGCGCCATTGTTGGAGTCCAAGCCGACGCCAACAAGAAGCTCCCCCGCGGCGATCTCGCCTCGGTCATGCTGGCGCCCAACGCCGCCATCGCCGCCACAGGCATCGCCAGCCCCGCGAGTGCCAGCTACACCCAGGCCGACCAGTCCGCGCTCGCGGCTGCCGTGCTGCTGCTCATCGCGCAGGTCAACAAGCTGACCGGCGGGTTGACCGACGTGGCCCTTGCTGTCACCAGCAATAAGGCGACCCTGTCCCAGGCCCCCACCGACAACGGCCTGTTCCAGGTCATCGCGACCACGGTCTCCGGCGGCAGCGCCACCGGCGTCAAGCAGATCGTGCGTGACCCGACGGCGGTGCTCACCAGCGGCCAGGTCTACTGGGACGGCGGCACCGGCCTGACCTTCTATGCCGGCGACCTGGTGACCCACTGCTCGGCGATGTACTCGAAGAGCGATCTCTCGCAGCAGGCCTCGGCCCTGCTTCCGCCCGACGCGCTGTAGGCCGTAGGGCACGCAACACAGTTTCATTCCAACCCATGAACGCGCGCGCAACATACGCCAGCCCCGGATTCACCGGGGGCGTCCCTGTTGCGCGCAAACGTGACTCGGCAACTCGCGTGCTCCAGCCCGCCTCTGTCGTCACTCGTGACGACGGCGACGATACAGCCGGTAGACCGCGACAAGACGAGTAGAGCCCCACGAGGAGCGAGTCATGCCTGATCCGACAATCCCCACGCCAGCACAACCGACACCAGCAGTCATTCCAGCAGCCGATCCCATTTTGCCGGCACCCCCGGCAGCAGCGAGCGACAGCACCAGCACCGCGCCGATCCTTCCACAAGGCAAGAACGTGACACTTCCCACCCGAGCTTTCAAAGAGCGGCTTGACCAGGCCACCAAGGCGGGACGTGCAGCGTACAGGGCCGAGTTGGACAAGGAAGCGCAGGCCCGGGGCTTCGCGAATCACGAGTCGATGCTCCAGCACTTGGACAGCTTGCGGACCACCACGCAGCAGTCCACCACCACCCCGCCGGCCCGAAACGGCAGGCAAGGGCAGCAGCCGCCCCGCGGCCAGCAGGCGCAACCGCGCCAGCCGGATCAGCAGCAGCAGCAGCCCAGGCCGACCCGCCAGGACCACCGCGCTCTGCGCGAGGCGGAGCAGCTGCGGCGAGAAAACGCCAAGCTCAGCAAGCAAAACCGCATGCTGAAGCGGCAGGCCGATGCAGAAGCGGCCCGCACCCAGCTGTCCCGCATTGCGATGAACGTCGGGGTAAAGGACGTCGACTACGCGATCACGCTGTACGAGCGAGCGCAGTCCGGCAAGAGCCCCGAGGAGCAGGCCCTCATGGACGAGGCCAAGTTCTTCAGCGGCTTGCGCAAGACGCACCCGCTCCTGTTCAACGAGGTCGAAGTCCTGGCCACCACCGGCACGTCTGGGGAAGTCCCTGGGTCGACGCCGGCACCCACCCCCGCAGCGGCAAGCGGCCAACTTGCCCGGACGAACGGCTCCACTTCAGCCGGCGCCATGGGCATGAGCAAGACCGAGTTTCACCGGCACATGCGGTCCAAGGGTGTGCGGGGCTTTGCTACGGGGCTCGGCTAGTCAAGGGGACTGCGCGGGTCGTTGATCGATAAGAACCGAAACTGCCAACACAAAGAGGAAACCAATGCCCGATCTCAATTTCTCCGCCATTCTCCAGGATCCGACGACCCGCGAGCTGGTCCAGGATAACAGCCTGGTCCGCCAGTTCCTCGACCCCCTGTACCCGCGCAACCTGTTCCGCGGTGAGGCGCCGTCGATTAGCCAGCCCGGCCAGTCCGGCGACCGCTTCATCTTCACGGGCACCGGGCTCATGCAGCCTGTGACCGAGCCGATCGTCCCAGGCGACACGCCCGACGCGCAAGACTACACGAAGGAGCAGTGGGACATGCAGCTGCACGAGTATGTGGGTCGCGCGCCCGACACCCACATGCCCACCAGCGCGCTCGCCATCGTCAACCTGCTAACCGAGAACCTGCACAAGCTCGGCCTGCACGCCGCCCAGTCGCTGAACCGCAAGGTGCGCGACAACCTGTATAACGCAGGCATGAGCGGCTGGACCGTGGCCAGTGCCGCCGTCTCGGGTGCCAGCACGATCCCGGTGCAGCGCCTCAACGGGTTCACGACCGCGCGTCGTCCCGACCTGCCCGCGGGCGAGCCCGTGCAGTTCGCGGCCGTGTCGAGCAACAACCCCCTCTCCATCACCTTCAGCCACGGCGGGACCAACTACACCGCGACGGTCGTAGGCTACACGCCGGCCACGGCTGGCGACCAGACCGGCCCGGGAACCCTCACGGTGCTCGAGACGGTAACGCTCTCGGCCCGCGATGCGATCTGGTCGATGGACGCCTCGTACATGGTTCGCGCCAGTGGCGGGAACAGCATCGACAGCGTGACCGGGGCCAACATGGGCTTCACGTACGATCTCTATCGGGCCGCGGTGGCGCGCCTCGAAGATCAGAACGTGCCCAAGCTGCCCGACGGTTACTACCACTGGCACTTCAACAGCACGTCGAAGTCCGAGCTGTTCGCCACGGACGAGGCGCAGCGCCTGCTGACCAGCTTGCCCGACCACTACTGGTTCACCGAGTTTGCGCTCGGGACGATCCTGGGTGGTCTGGTGTTCGTCGACACCGAGACGCCGCGCGCGTCGAACGTGGTCGGTGGCCTGCAGAACACCTACGTTAGCGGTCGCAAAGGCGAGCGCTTCGGCGGTGAGATGTATAACGCCAGCGGCGACGAGATTCAGCGTCCGATCTGCATCGGCGCCGAGGCGGTGTACGAGTACTTCAACGACATGTCGGGCCTGATCACGGCTGCCGGCGTGAACGGCGAAGTGGGCGAGTTCCAGCCGGCCCGCCTGACGGCCAACGGGGTCGAGGTCAACGCCGACCGCGTGCAGGTGTTCATTCGCGCGCCGATCGACGTGCTGAACGAAATGGTCACGTCCATCTGGAAGTGCCTCATGGACTGGCCGTGCCGCACCGACGCCGCCACTGGCGACGCCGCTCGGTACAAGCGCGTCTGCGTGGTCGAAAGCCTGTAGGCCCGGCCGCAGTCACGAAGAGGCAATTGTGGCTACTGTGCAAGGCAGACCCGGCACGACCGGCGCAAAAGCGCCGACGGGCTGCCTTGCTTTAGGTTCGGCCTTCGGGCCGATGTTTGGACCTGGGCTCGCCTGTGGCAGCCGTAGGGGCACGCGGTCGTGTCGCTGCCCTCTGGTCCGCCGGCATGGTGGTGACGCCTTGTGCGTTCGCCCATACGAACATGCCGGTTTAGCACCGCAGTTGCGCCTGATGGCAGCGGTTACGAGTTCGGCCGGTTTGGTCACTGGCCGTCCACGCCCGCTTTTGACGGCGCACCCAACTTCGGTTGGGTTTTGCGGTCATCGGGGGGCTTTGCCCCCCACTGGTGGACCGACCGAATTTCAGTCGTCTGTGGCTTATGCCATGGCGCCGGACTCTCGCCGCTGTGCAACCCCCGTCGCGGGTTAGCGACGTAGCACAACACGCTGGAGTCCAGCGCCCCACCTCTTTCCCCGCCCGACCAACCATTCGCGCAAAGGAGCTTCCATGGCCCTGATTCCCAAGGCCCCCAAGGGCACGCCCGACAAGGGTACCGAGAACAAAGAACCCGAGCCCGCGTCGGTGGCCGATGCCGCCTTGACCCCGAACGAGTTCGCCGCGGGTGGTAAGCCCGAAGAGAAGCCCCCGGTTCCGCCGGCCAAGCCGGTCGGTGCGCCTCAGTCCGACCAGCCGGTCCTCTGGCGCGTGGTCGAGGACACGAAGGTCATGCTCGGCGTGGTCCGCACCACGTTCGCGCGCGGCCAGGTGTTGAGCCGCAACCACTACCTTCCCAAGGTGTGGGCGGTTATCAAGCAGGTCGTCAAGCTGGAGCCGGTCAAGGAGTAGCCCGCACCGTGCTGTCGGAAGAGGAAAAGGCTCGGATTCGGTACCATCTTGAGTACCCGAACCTAGCCATGCAACCGTCGATGTCGATCGGCGCGCCCCTTCCCACACCCTTTTCCTACATGCTACAGCAGGCCTTCAACATGATTCTGCCCGCCGGTGAGGAGATCATCCGGCGGGTGCTGACAGAGTGCGACAAGTGCGACCAGGAGATCTCGGACGCGCGCGTTCGCCTTAAGGCCAGCAAGGCCGAGGGGATCGAAATGCGCGAGGACGAGATCGACCAGCTGCGCCGGGAGTATGGCTGGTGGGCCGTGCGGCTGGCCCGGCAGCTTGGATCGCCCATTGCCTGGAGTGCGGAGATCGCACACTTCTTGCCCTCGCAGACCCGGGGCCCCAACGTCGGGGCGATTGGAGTTAGGCACTGATGTCCATCCCATCGTCTGTAGTCCACCAGGGCATGCTGAACGCGATCTCGCTGGGCATGTCGGCCATGGGCGCCGGCCCGGTCGACACGAGCTTCCGATACACCGCAGCGGCCAAGCTGGAAAATCAGCGCGACATTGTAGGGGCCACGGGCAGCAACCCGCCGGTCACCCTGGAGCTGGGCAGCATTACCAAGGTGCGCGTCATTGTGGCGGTGGTGGTGGGCAACAGTGTTCAGCTCAAGCTCACCAGCGCGGCCGGCACCGACCAGCTTGTGCCTCTGAGCGCCGGGGGCCTGTTCATGATGTTTCTGCCCACCCTGGGCGACGAGTTGACGGCCATCAAGGTCGTAGGCGACGGGTCGACGGTTAGCTACATCGTGGCGGGGGACACCGACTAGCCATGCCCCAGGACCGGACCACGCCAGCTGACATTCGGGCCGAGCTGCCCGAGGTCGCGGGTAAGGTGCACCCTCTGGCGCCCGGGCAGTTCGCCCGAAGCTTGGCTGGCAGCCTGGGTCCGTCGCTGGACGAGATTCGCCAGATAGGGACGGATCTAGGCCTGCGCCCCTACCGCGTGTTTCTGGTGCATTGGCAGTGGGCAGGCGAAAAGGGAGTGGGCCGGCCGCGGGAGATCTCGCGCCGGGAGATCCTGCCAACCCCGCGGGTGCGCGACATGTCCCAGGCCTCGTTTCTCATGTCGCAATTCGGTATGACCGAGGCTGGCGGCATCTTTATCGACCGCATCAGCGCCAAGTATAGCGAGGACGACCTGCGCGGCCGGACCCCGGACCTGCGCAATCCTGCCCGCCAGCAGACCAACTTGGCCAACGTCGAGTTCTTCTGGGAGGTACGGGAGGACCGCCAGACGGTGCCGCCGCCCAAGCCCAGGCGCTTTACTCCCGGTGCCGTACCCATGCTCAGCCGCTCGGCCATGTCGTGGAGCTTGCCCCTGACCAAGCAATCCACCAGCTACGAGGTAGAGCCCGAGGTGCCGTCGTGATCCGCAAGATTCACATGCACGACCTGGCCGGCTACATCTCGCGCGTGCCCAAGGAGCGCCACGACGCAGCGGTAAAGGCCGCGCGCCGAACGATGCACGAGCGCGGTCGCATGTTCGTGGTGCAGGCCAACCGGGCCGCGCAGCCGCGCCCAGCCTTCGACCGGGGCGACTACGAGCGATCCTGGAAGGTGGTCAACATCGCGCACGGTGTGCGCATTTTCAGCCAGAGCGTCTACGCCTCGATCATCGAGCGGGGGCGCCGGCCTGGCACGTTTCCGCCCATTCAGCCCCTGGTCGACTGGGTGCACCGGCACAAGCTCGCCACGAACGAGTCGGTGCTCAAGAGTGCCGAGCTGTCGATTGCGTTCGCCATTGCGGCTGCCATCAAGCGGCGCGGCTTGCCTGCCAAGCACGTCTTCGAGCGGGCCTCGGTCGACATCATCAAGGCATGCCGGCAGGCCTGCCACAACGCCATCGCCGACGCGGAGGGCAGGCCTTAAATGCAGGCCACGGATTACAGCCGCTCCGCCATCATGGACGTGCGCGATGCCTGCGCCCTGGCCATCACCCGGGTGATTCAGAACGTGAGCCGCCTGGTCGACGGCCAGGTGGTGAAGTTCAACCACGTGTTCGACCAGTGGCCGGCCCCCGGGGAAGAGTACGACCCGCCAGCCGCCTGCGTGGTGGGCCCGCCCGAGTGGGCCTACGATCCCGACGCGGCGCTGTCGCCGGCCCTGCTCGAGGACACCGTCGAGACGATCACGCCAGCCACGCCCGGGCCCCCGAGCTTCGGCCTGTGGCGGACCGGTGAAATGACCGACCGCTTTACGGTGGCGCTCCGGGCTGGCTCGTCGGCCATGCGGTCGAGGCTCAAGCTGATGGTCGAGGATGCCTTTCAGCACCTGGTAATGCCCGGCGACGTGGTAGGCGAGCAGGATCTGCTATTCCCAAACGAGCAGA